GTGATCTGGATCACCTGAGTGACCCATATTTATTTGAGCAAGAGTGCCGTTGCCATTAGCGTTGCCAATATTCAGTACGCCAGTTGTTGCTCCAGACCCGTGGTTAATTGTTACGTCACCACTAAAAGTAGCTGCATTACCACTTAGTACAAGAACATCTGCTTCTGTAGTACTCGCATTTAGGGTTTTGAAATGTATAGCTCCAGTAGGTGTACTAGCTGCTACATTTACTATTTTTGACTCGATAGACGTATAATTTCTAGCAGTACTACCATCATCTTCACCACGAAAGTCTATCCTACCTATAGAATCTGCATTTGCAGCTCCTGAAGAATCACGCCATAGAACTAAGTCGGGGGCTGCACTTGTACCTGTATTTGTATTTTTTATAAGTACTTGGTCAGTAGCATTACTGGAAGTAAAAGTAACATCGCCATTGATTTCTAAATCATCAGTTAGATTCATATGAACAGATTTAGCAGCAGGAGTAGTAACAAAGACTTCTACAGCATTTTGAAAATCTATCTTATTAGTAGTCCCTGCTGAATTAGAAAGGACTGAATCACGAGATAGAGTAGTCCCTGAATGGGTATAGGTTCCTTCGCCTACTTCCCACAGGTTATTAGCTAAATCCTGAATAGCATAATAAGTACTATTCCCATCACCTATAGCCGCAAATGTCTGGTAACCTAACTCCGCTGAACCAAGAGTTATTGTTCCTTGTGCAGGTGCGGCTGCTGTAACTTTTATTCGGTCTTTTACAACAAATGCCATTTTTTACTTCCCTACTGTTAGTTATGCTATCCTTATTATTGCATTAGATGCATTGTTAGTAGGAAACACAATTTGAAAATCACCTGCTGACGCAGCTTTATCAGCTCCAAAATCTAGAATAGCTACGGCCTTATTAGACTGAGAACTATTGTAAATTATAGCCCCTCTTGCGCCTGATATAGTAACAGTACTAAACGTAAGAGGTTGAAAACTAGCTGTCGCAGTTGTACCAGAGCCAGGATTAGTAGGAGTAATATTAGTTAAGTTACTACCTCCAGCACTGTAGCCTGTACCGCTAACTTGGTTATTGTTAGAATATGTAGTAATACTACCGTTCATAGTACTTCCAGACCCACCAAAAGATCCTTGTGTAGGCTCCGCACTATTAGTAAACATAGCTAGTTTAAATGTATTACCACTACTATTAGTAAAGTTATGTGTACCTACCATCAAGTCTATCTTGAATTGGGTAGACAAAAAGTTTCCGCTAAAGGCCATGTTAAAGTCTCCTTATTAGTTCAGCCAGTTTTGGATGCCCTGCATCCGTTAATGCATTATATACAGTAGTTCTATCACTTGTGACAGCTTCTTTTATATAACGAGTTATTGTCCGTATCAATTCATTTTGGAAGGCACGGGCTTGCTCTTGAATAGCTGGATGCGCATTATCGGATATATTTATTATTTGACTAGCACACTTTTCAGCGATTTCCTCTGGGGTAAACCCTCTATTATTAGTAACATTTACCTGTACCTGAAAATCGGTAGGCATTGATAAAGATCCTGTTAACATGTTCTCTCCTATGCTGCTGGTTGTCTTGGTAATCCAGATCTATAGGTGTCACCCCGTAGTTTTCCGTCTCCAAGATTCTTTAATAATTTAATAGATTGCATATATTCTTTCTCATACATAGCTACAATATCAGGTTCAGCTTTCATAAAACGTGCTGCTTCCATAAGAGCCCCATTTAATAATGCCGAATCAAACTCTCTACCTAGCCAAGGAGTAGTACTTGCAGTGACTATGGACTCTGGATAATAACCGTAATGTAATTCTGTAGAATGGTTGCCATTAGGAGTAGGCCCTAAAATCATATACTCATCATCATAATAAGCATAATGCTTGGGGAATCCTGTAGTAGCAGGGTTTGGATAGGCTTCCCGCATAAAATTTTGATCTTTCTGGAGTAAGAAATGCCAATTCCCATCGGTATCTGATACAGCCAAACTATAGCTCCATAGAAAATCTACAGGGATAGCTAAATATTTATTGCCATTAGTAACATTCCCTAAAACATTTCGTCTGATAGCAGGGATCTGAACAAAATTATATATCTTCTGTTCTGCTTGTTCGGCAAACATAGCAAGTTGAGCATCCGTAAAGGTATTCTCAGTTATTTCCTGTATATCAGTTTTTAATGTTGCGTAATTCACTTGTTACCCCCAAGGCCCTTTTCCAGCTCCTTTGGTAGCTGCACCCATACCGCGTACTTTTCCACCACTAGAATAGTTTACTTTTTGGCCTGTTTTCTTAGCGTGTTCTTTTGCGGCCTTTTTACCTTTTTTACTGTAGCTAAAATGTTTATTTCCAACTTTAGGCATTATTTACTCCTTTGCACACTTTTTTGCTTCTTTACATTCATTAGGGGTAGTACAAGTCATCCCACAAGGTATTTGACCTCTATCTGTAAATTGTCCCATACTAACTCCTAGGTTATCGTAATAGTTATATCCCCAACAGAAGTAAGGGCTTTTAAATTATTAGGTTGGCTTAAGGCTTCATCACTTCCACCACCAACAGGATCCCATCCCCATTGTACATTTCTACTACTATTTAATTCTGCAAAATCAGGTCGGGGATTCTGAATTGCTTGAGGGTCGTTTACTGGATACATCCCTAATTCGTTCTGAGGATTATCAGGGTTCCAACATTCAGGACATGCTAAAACATTAGTTACACGCCCGCGCTCAGTCAAACTTTTTAATTCTCTTAGTCTATACTGGAAGCCACATACATCGCATATACCAAGTGCTCTTTGTGATGATGCAAACTGTTTTGGCATTAGCTTCTTTTCCTCCTAGCTAGTCCACATTTACTTCTTTTCTTTATTTTACCCCCTTTGGCTTTCCCTGGAGTTTTAGCTAAATCAGGTCGTCCATTTTGAATAGCAAATTGTTGCCAACTTTGCCAGTCAGATGCAGGGCCTTCAAAATATTCTTCTCTTAATGCGCGTTCTTCTTGATCCATATCTACCTCATTTTAGCAGGACGTATACCTTTTCGAGCCCTACCTGCTCCACGAACTTTACCACCTTTTTTCATACCAGGCCCATCTTCGTCATCCCGATACCAATCTGCCATTTCCATATTAAGCTTTCCTGCCTCTGGATTAAAACCTGGAAAATCACTCATAGGTCGGGGGTTCCGCAGCCTGTTAAGTTCTTGCTCTAACTGAAATATTCTTATGGCTCTAATGTTTTTATCCATTTTTTCCTATATCCTATTTATCCTTGGTACAAAATGTTCAGAAGTCTTCTCTCTATCTTCTCCTGCTGCTAGATTATACTGCTCATCATAGGCTTCTTTTAGTATAGCAAGACGTGGTAATAATTCAGGGTCTTTCATAGCAATATGATATGCTAATCCAGCAACTAAAGCAGGGAAAAACCTAAAGTTCATATCTGCCGTTTCTACACCACTACCTGCATCTTCTATTCTTCGCATACGCCAGTACACGAAAGTATAATCATTAGAATCAGGAACAGGCCATATATTAATACGTGGTGCATCTCTAAGCCGTTCTATCCAAACTTGGATAGGTCTACCTTGTGTTAACTTGTTAGGGATAGAAGAGTAAGTACTTACACCTATACGACTTATAGTAAGATCAGATTGAGTGGTAGCATTGCCAGCATTAGTACGTATGGACTGATCTAACAGGTCAATAGTATCTGCATCTAGGACATATTGGGAAGTGCCTGTTGTTAATGCTTTAGTCTTTTGATCTATAGTCCATAGGTTGAGTCCACGATTCTGCCACTCAATAGTCATCAAATTCATAGATCTACGAGCAGTTCTTAAATCATATCCAGAACGCATCTCACGGCCAGCACGTTCCCATGCCTCTTCCGCAATCTCTGTAAAATCCATATTAAAGGCAGTAGTACCTGATGTAGCCATTATGTTACCTCATTTTAACAGGACGTACACCTTTTATAGCTTTTCCTACTCCGCGAACTTTACCACCTTTTTTCATACCTTCAGGAACCATGTCAGTTGAGTTAGAACCTGAAGGCCAACCTTTAAAATCTCGTACAGGAGTTTGTTCACCTGAGACCATACCTGCAATTTTTCTTGTTGCTGGACTTCCCAATGGCATTGGTGCCGAACTAGCTGTATTAATGGTTTGACTAGTATATGCACCTTCAGGATAGACACTATCGCCAAAGGTTCTACCCGCCATCGCCCTAGAGCCACCTTCTTTTATAGCTTTTTGTTCAGCGGCATATTTCTCCCTTAGCTTTCTAGCTTTTTCTCTAGCTTTCTTATTACCCTCCTTACCCATATCTTCTTGTTCTTCAAAGGCTTTTTTCCTTCTCCCCTTAAAAGATTTTTTAGATAAGCTTTTAGCTAAATCTGATAAATTACCCATTTTTACTCCTAACCGAAAAATCCTGTAAAAGAACTTACCGCTGTTAATGTGACATGACATTCAGTCTTAAATAATATGCCCGAGCCAGGAAGATTCATATAAAAATCATCACTCTGGTTGAAAGACATATCAAGTAGAGTAGCCCCTGTTGAACTATCTTTTAGTACAATTTGAGGACTACCGCTACCTGCAGATTTTAAAGCTAATGTCTTCAGACGAGTACGACCTTGTTTGACCGTACCCGTTGCCGTAACTGTGACTGCCTGAATATCAGAGTCACCCGTCGATGGAAAATTAGCCATGTATACCCCCTTATGCTACGAGGTTACTTGCTTGTTGATACAGAACAGTGCATCGGATTTCACCCGCTTGAGTAGCACCTGTTGTTGTCCAAGTAAGGCGGATATCAGAAGTGTTTGACGTTTCTGCCCAAGCTAGAGCAGCACCCGCTTCTGAAGTTGGGTACTTACGCCCAACGTTTCCCGCACCTGTTGCACAAGAAAACTGGTTCATAAGCGTTGCGTTTCCACCTACTGTATCACCAATACTAAGCACAGCTGCAGCATTTGTAACAGCAACCACCACGTCAAGAACAATATCTATGATTTGAGATTTTGCTGGAATCACAACGTCTGTAACGTTTGCTGCAGAAGCACCTGCTGCTAATGATCCTGTTGTAAATGATTGAACCATGACAACTTGGCCTGTATTCTTAATATCAGAATTAAGAGTTGTACCAGTGGTCTCTTTAATAGTACCAGCCTTTATTGGGCCAGAAAAAGTAGTTGTTCCCATTTTTCGTCTCCTCTGTCGTTTGAAGTCAACTGCACTATGCAGTTGTCAGGGATAATTTAATATACGATATAAAAAACAAAAAAGAAAGGGCGATTTTCACCGCCCCCTCTAATTAAACATAATGTAGAACTCTTACGCTCCAGGGGATCCGTAAATACCAAGCGGATCAGATACACCGAAGGAATATCTTTCTCTAGCTTTATATCTGGAGTTACCTGTATCAAAATCAGCATCCATAGATGTTGACATTGGAGTACGTGTGAAATGCTTCAGACCATTAGGTACATCTGTCATGCAGAACCAAGCATCTGTATCAGTCAGATAATGGTTGATGGCATATCCTTCAGGTATTGAACCATTGTTACGTAGCGCATTGATGTCGTTATCGGCTGTTCCTACACGACCTTCGGTTTCCAACAATCTTGTAGCAACAAATTGTAGTGCTGGTGGGATTATTAGTTTCCTTGGTCTAGCAGCGATCAGTAGAGAACGCTCATCAGTCCAACCTGCAATCTGAATAACAGCAGCTTCTAAAGAAGTTTCGTTAAGATCAGCCGCAACAGTTGGCTCGTTTGAGTTAGTACCACCTGAAACTAGTGGGTGATCGGTAGCACAAAGTGATTTACCGTCTCCGTAGGTAGTACCCGCAGCAAAAGCATTATTTAGAATTGTAGCAGCTTTTACTTGCTTTGTGTATGCCATAGCACGGGCTAGAGCTTTGGTATAACGAGATGACAGAGAGTCATACAAGTTGTCCTCAATCGCTTCTTCAGTAATTGAGAAACCCATAGCAATAGTTTCGTGGTTATAGCGGGAAGTGAATGCCTCTTGTGCATTGTCATACTCGATGGCAGAACCTTCGTCTTTGACAGGTGCAGCTGAGAAGCCACTTAGTTTGGTTTCTTCTTCAAAAGAACGGTCAGAGCTTTCAGACTCGAAGATCTCTGCGTGTTCCTCACCGTACTTAGCATATTCTAAACCGAATAATGCATTCAAGCCAGGGAGTAATTCTTTAAGAAGTTGGGCTCTTGATATCGCCATTTTCTATACTCCTAACGCTTTATCGTACTGGTGCATTCCGAAGTTCCACTTCACAATAAATTCTACAAAATTACCATTTGCCAACTTAGTGTCTTGTACAACATCAATAATCTTCATTGGGTATGTATTGGTTGTATTGACAGCTGAGTCCATAGCAATTTTAGAATTACCAGTTACAGTTGAGCCAGTATTATTTACTAGCTTTATATTATTACCTAATGCAGTTTGCCCAACAGCAGTTACTGTTGTTCCGCCCGCTGTACAGGAAACTACTTTAAATAAAGCATTTGGATCGTCACAGACGTATGCTTTAATATCAGAAGCTGCTGTATTAGCAGGAAAATATTGCTGGAAGGTAAGTTGGGAAGTACTAGGGTCTGTATAAGTACAGCCTAGAAACACGCCAACCGTATTGGTGGTAGCCGTTGTTATCGCGTCCCGCTCGAGATAACCCGTGTTCGCTAATTTTACAACGTCACCATTAAAAATGTTTGTATTGTAACCAGAAGCGATAGCGAATTGTCGAGTGGATCCAGCGAAAGGCGTACCACCAGTCAGATTGACTGGTTTTAGCCCGTAAGGGGCATCTATTGTAGGCCAAGCCATGTATTTAGTCTCCTATTAACTAAAATTAATTGCCAGTTCCGAAAGTAACCTTAGACTTGCGCTCGTGAAATAATGGCATTCTAGGGTCATTTTCTCTCATAAGGTTATTATCAACTGAATGAATTTGGCTGTCCGATTGTTGCTTAAAATGTTCAGTCCGTTCTTCAACCAGTTCTTGAGGAGCTTTACAAAGCATTAATCCCCCAATTACGACATTATCTTTGAATTTTTCATTCTCAATAGTTGCCATTGTAATTTCTGGGTGATCGCTTGCCTTTACAGGCTCCCAACCTTCTCGTAATTTTGAAGACACATTGGTTGGATCGATTTGACCTTGTGTAGAAACACGAATCCATCTGAACGCATATCCTTTCTCGGGGTTAGGAGAGGGTAAAACCTCTGGTCTAGTCCAAGCTTTCTTGCGAACTACTTTTTCTCGTGTTGTAGCTTCTCGGTTAATTCGATTTTCAGCCATTATGATCTCCTCATTTCTTCTGCAACCTTTTGGGCGTATAGTTCTAGTGGCACTCCGAGTTTCTTAGCGAGCTGTACCTGTGTTTGCGTTAACCTAATTTTTTTAGGTGCTGTGCTCCGCGTCGCGGGGGCAACCACATTAGACTGCTTTTTTGACCCATCGGCCTCTGGTTGGTTGGCATCCTCAAACTTATCTGGGAATACCTGTCGCATACGAGCATCAATAGCCTCGTAGTATTCGTCGCTTTGCAAATCCATACCTTCTTTGGTAAGCTTTGCATGGACCCCCATAGCGAGACTTGTCATCTCATCATCAGTGCCAAACCAAGTATTTTGTTTAGACCATTTGATTGCTTTATCGTCGGCCTGTGGCACATTAGAGGTCGGTTCTACATTCCTTTGTACAGCAGAATTGGGTTGCTGTAAAGGAGGTATTTTGAAGTTCTCTAGCTTATCATTCTTTATCTTTGCGGTAGTTAGAGCTTCTTGGGCTTTTAAAAGAGCGTCTGAGTCGCCTGATTCATGGGCTTCCTTATAAGCTCTTTTAGCTTTTTCCATATCAGCCCCGACACTATGCTTTGCAGAGTTAAGTAGAGCTTCTTGGTTTTTTGTTAAATCACCCTTTAACTTATTATTTTCATCCATAAGTTGTTTTGAAAGACGTTCTAACTCTTGGCTCTCGCGTACCGCTTTCTCTTTATTTCTACGCTCATCATGGTAGCCTTTACTAAAGTGCTGGATACGTTTACGAACTTTTTCAGAGTATTGCTCAAGTTCTTCATCTGTTACTTCATCGGGAGGTGCAGAAGCTTTTCGGTTTCTATCAGCCTTTGGAGTATCATCAACAACTTCGATTTCTACTTCCTTTTCTTTAGGCTTTTCAATCTCCACCTTTATTTCTTCTTTTTTAGCCTTCTTCTCAGGCTTCTGCATTTCTTCTGCAGAGGAAGCTTCTACTTCGATAACTTCTTCTTTTTCGTGAGGGAACTCGAAAGTTACTTGTTCCATTGCCATGTCTTATCTCCTATATTGCTCTCGATACACCGCGAGGATCGGATACTACAGCTTCAATAGAATCATCATTCATTAAACGATATTCCACGCCAGCCACTTTAAATCTCGTACCTGTATTAGCACGAAACATTACATAATCACCTACTTTACACCAAGGTGCAGTAAAACGTTCTTTATCTCTATAAGCTTCTTCACCCATATCAAGTACAACACCTATAATAGACATTATATGCTCATTATACTTATGGGAGTCCGTTTTTAAAACGTTTGTACCATCAAAGGTTTCCCCAACTTCGGGCATAGCTACTAAAAGTCTATACCCCACAGGTTTAGGTAATTGTACATCTAACTCAGAGTCAGATATATTAGGATCGTATGTATATATTTTTGCAGTCTCTGCACTTTCTGCTTTTGCTTTACTCATCTTCATCTTCCATATAGTTGCGCGAGAGGTCATCAATATGCGATAGGCTAGTCTCAAGACCCCGAATAAGACCAGTCACTTCCTTATACTGAGGGAAGTCTTTTGCTCCTGCTGATGCAAGGAAATCTATTGCTTGTTTTTTGTCGTTCTCTATTTTCTCTTTAAGCACGTCAAAGACGGTTTTAGCCATTACTCTTTCCTCCTAAATACCTAGGGTACTTTTTTCCCTCCTGTTTTAGCTTTGTCTGCGCTATTTTGAAGGGTTTTAAATATCTCCATATCCATTTTATTATCTGCGTCTCGCTTATTTTGAGCAATCTTAACACCTTTTTCTTTTGCGTCTATTTCAACCTTAGTTCGTTCAATGTCAAGCTTTTCCTGATCGACAGCTGCGTCTGCTTGATCTTTAGCTGCTTTTCGTTGTACTTCAGCCTGTTTGATCTGCATTTCTTTCTGTTGCATTTGTATAACAGGATCTTTTGCTTTCTGCATAGCTTGTTGTGCAGCTGCCTGTTGCATATGTTTCTGCTGTAGTTGTGCCCCTGCTTGAGAGACTAGTTGAGAAAGGTTGACTTCAATATCAGGTGGTAACTCCTCATTAGGTGCTGGTAGAGGTGCTCCGAGTTCTTCTTCAATCTGCTTACGATACTTGAAACCAAGATGTTCAGATATATGTGCTTGTAACGCTGCAAGTATACGCTTTGCCTGTGGATTTTGATTAACCATTTGAGCAATCATAGGATCTTGTAGGAAGGACATATGAGAAGTAATATGCGCTTGATGATCTTGATATAGAAAAGCCCTAAGTGGTTTACCATTAAGAGAGTCCATATTTTCACTGACAGGATCCATAGGCACGGCATCATCCTTTGTTGGGACAAGTTTATCTGCGTTCTTTATACCAAGAACCTCAATCATCTGCCTGTGAAGTTGGGGAAGGTCATAGATTTGAGGAGCTTGGGCTGACATCTGGAGTACAGTTTGGTACTGCACAACTCTCTGTGCCATTGTAGAGCTATTCGGATCTGATACGGGAATTACATCCGTCATCATATAATCAGATTGACGGGCACTCATTTCTCCACGATGGGGCTGATAAGAATACTCTGGAGGAGCATACTCTGTCATAAGAGCTTTAAGTAGCTTAAACTCCTGCTTCATAGCGTAATGTACACGGGACTGTACAGCAGCCATTGGTTTTAGCGTTCTCTCTAATATAGCAAGAGTTGTACCCACAGGAGCATTAGCAGACATATCGGATATGTTCATATCACTAACAGCCCCTAATCTTCGCCCTTCTGTTGTTATCTTATCAAGTAGGGCTAATAGAGTTTGGCTTGGCTCTTTATAAGGTAGAGCCATAATATTATCTTTAATACTACCAGATGGTACATCTACGTCTTTCCATTCGCCAGGTTCAATAGGCGCGTCATCTCCTTTAATACGCAATCCGCGAGATTTAAGGCCCCCTGGAAGATTAGACAAAGTACCAGCATCAACAAGTTGACGTATGATTGAAGTTCCTGCACGGGCGTACCCCCCTATGATGTGAATTAAACCAAGGCCGTAGAAGCCAAATCCTGGCACATAGACGTAATGTACAAAATGTTGACGCTTTAATCTTAACTCGTCTTCCTGTGCCCAGTTACGACGTACTGACAATATCTCGTTAGTACCCCGTTCTATTGTTATAATATAAGGTTTAGCTAACTCATCTTCACCGTCTATTCCATCAATAACCATATCAACATGCACTTCATAAAGTGTATAGCGGTCATCGTCAGTAAGAGAGTAGCCCCCTTCTTCTGCTTTTCTTTCTTCTATGTCGGTATGAAAAGTTTGAGGGTCTCCTAAATCTATATCCCTATAAAACCCACTAGCCTGTAATTTCTTTAATTCATTCTTTGTTTTACGCATAACATGAGTTACACGTTCTGCTGTTTCTATGTTTGAAGCCCCATAAGGTACAATAACATCTTCAGCAGGTATATAAATAGCACACTGCCTACCCAAGCCTGGATCATAATATACTTTCTTAAATGCGGATCCTGCTAACCCTAGACTATATAATAGTCTTTCATGTTCAGGACGATACTCTACCATTTTTTCAGTAAGCTGATAATTCATATCTGCTCTTACACGTTCTGCCGCGTCTTCTTTATCCTTCGTCTCTTCACCTAAAATTTTAGTCTTTACAGGCCCTGCAGCAGGGAAAGTTTCGCTCATCGTTTCTGCCTGAAACCGTATAGCAGCCTCGGCTAATACATTAGAGTAGACCCCACACGCACCCTCCCAAGGTTCGGTACGTTCTTCATATTTGAATCCTAGAACGTCCAGCCCCCTTACAAATGTGTCTGCCCAGTCTTTTCGACTATCCACGTCAGAATCTACCATCTCGACAACATCGCTGGCTAAAAGGTTAAGGTCGTTCTCTTCCATTGTATCGGCTATATTTTCATCAAATGCCCCCATACCAGCATCTTGACCTGGGATCATAGTAATCTCTACACTACCATCATCTAATGTGACCATCTCAGGATTAACTATTTCTATCTCTAGATCTGCCCCGTTGGGAATTGGTTGTACACCTTCCCCTTGCGGTGCTTGGTATAAACTTTTCTCAATAGCCATTAATAATATCCACTTCCTCTACGTTTAAAGTATCTTATCTCATCTGGTTCGTCATTTGGCAACCTAATAAAACCGCCTTGTCTAAATCTCATAAGAGCCATAACCATAGAATCCACAAGGTCATCATGGCTCATAAAAGGAAATCCTGCAACTTCTTCTACTAATTCTTCTGCCCATCGTGTTTCAGGAACCCATACTAACCCAGATGATACTATATCTGTAACAGAATTTAAACGGGCTAATTTATCTCCTGAGCCTCTATGTGGGGTATATTCCTGTACGGGGATGCCCATACGCCTCATTTCTTGGTAAATTGCCGTACCTGCACTCTTTTTCTCCACAATAAATGAATCAGGTTCCCACTCACTATATTCTTCCATAGCCAGAGATTTTAACTCTGGGAACTCCAAACGCTTCTTAATACTGTTTAAAAGTATTATATGGTATTCATTTTTATCCTCATTTAAGAAAACACCCCATGTAGTAAGAGCTGTATAGTCTGCACGGTTATGTGTTTCAGCAGCTGCGTCCAAGGACATTATTATATACTCACATAGTGGGGGCTTTTCTTTCTTCCACATTTGCCACCATTCCCGCTTAACTAAAGCGGCTTCTTCAGCGGTGGGCTGTTGCTGATACTGTGCATTCCACTGGAACACAGGCATAGAAGCCTTGGTACGGTATAGGGCTTCCAAATCAAAGAAGGCTGGCCAAAGAGGTTTCTCAACTTCCTTCTTAGTCTCCTTATCCTCAGTCTTTAAAATAGCGGGGAACTCCACTACATTATACTGGTCTGATTTTTTATTCTGGGCCATATCTTTAGTAACCCGCCCCGTCAAATCATCCATGTGCCAACGAGTCTGTATAATAGCAACACGCCCCCCAGGCATTAAACGAGTCCGTGCACCGAAGGTAAACCAGTCATAAGCCTTCTCGAAGACTTCAAAATTGCCGTTAATTACATCTTGCTCAGAATGAGGATCGTCAACAAGCAACAAGTCAGCACCACGACCAGCGATTGAAGATCCGATTCCGCAAGCATAATACTCTCCTCCTGCATTTGTGTTCCATCGCCCCGCTGATTTAGAGTCTACAGCTAGACTAACGGTGGGGAATATATCTTTATACGCGTCGGTAGCTATCAGGTTACGTACTTTTCTACCAAAATCAACAGCCAGATCAGTCGTATGAGAGACCATCATAACCTTCTTATTGGGGTTTCTACCCAAAAACCAAGCGGGAAACATGATAGAAACAAGCTGAGATTTACCATGTCTAGGGGGTATATTAACACAAATTCGGTCTTTTTTACCCTGTTCAATGTCCATAAGCATACTAGCTAAGAGCCTGTGATGCCTCCCTGCTATATAATCGGACTGCATATGCTTGCAAAACGCTATTAAATCGTTGTAAGCGGCTTCATTATGCTTACGTTTTGATAATTCCCCCACAAGTTTGTCTATTTCTGCCACTTCATCGTGGTCAAAACTGTCTATATTGTCCAACATCTGCTGAATTTCGGACTCAGAAAAATCAAAAGTAGGTTCAACAGCAGTTTGAGGCATCATTTTTGTGCTTTATTTTCCTTGGGGGTGTCTTTTTCTTGGATTGTATCACTTTTTGTTGGAATTGTCTCGCTATTAGACTGTGAGCTTGCGGATTTCTCTTCTTCGAGGGGCGTATTTTCATCTTTTAAACCTAATTCTGCGTCTAAATCTATAGATTCCCCGTCAATCAGGACAGCGTCTTCAATTTCTGTGTCTGGATTTACCAATTTTGTTAGTTTTTTCCGTAATTTTTCTCTTAAATCGTCTGTTGACTGGTGCGTTACAGTCACTTCCGACTTTTCTGCAAACAATCCTACGTCTGA